CACAGCAGAACTTAGCAGACTATCTGAAGATGAGTCTTTCTCGCCTGAATGCTAAAATCAATGAGTACCGTGGGGCGCAATTTCGACAGAATGAAATTGCAGCGATTCAGGAGCACTATGGTTTGTCGGCGGAAGAGGTCAATGAAATATTTTTTGCCTCGCTAGTATCTCAAAAAGATACCGTTGACCCGCCGAAGAGTGCGTGAGAAAGGAGGAAAAGATGGACGAAAGCAAAAAGCCCTGCGCTCCTGTGGAAGAGGAGGGCAGGGACTACGATGCACTGGGACTGTTCCGCCGCGAGGGAGACAACGAGACCCTGATGGCGGCGATGGGCCTGTGGGAGTTTCTTCCGGCATGGATGGACGCCCGGCGGATGGCGCTGGTTGACCCGGACTATAACCGGAAAATATCGGCTATGGTCGCTGATCTGGCCGGAACGGTGCAGAAAGCAGCTCAAGAGATGGCCGAATGGGGTCAGGAAGAGTGCGCACCGGGCAGGATGGAATAAATTCCAGCGGGATACGGCCGGACTCAAACATCAGATAAAGGGCGGCTGTACACATTTCGCAATTCTGGAGACCGATTTGATTTGCATGGTCACAGGGCGTCGGCGGCGTCCAGACCGGCACGGCGTTCGGGCGAGCGATACAACGTATCTCAGACCCGGCGGGAGGCAGGATGCCCAACGAATCAAAAGGACAGCGTATCCGAAAGTAAAATTTGTAGAGGCCTATCAAAGAATCACCTCCTTTCCGGGGGTATTGTATCATAGTCCAAAGAGAACAAGATGGAAGAAATAATTATAGTAATAAGAATACAAATTTTGTATGCAAAAATCAAATGCTGCGATTTGATTTGTCAAGCTTGTGAAAAAATCGAAAGATTTTTGTATAAGTTCACCACACACAACTGACCCGCCGAAGAGCGCGGGAGGGAGGAGGAAAAGTGATAACGATTATTGGCATGGCAGCAATATGGATTTGTGCAGCGGTGTGCGTATATGTCATTGCCCGATGGGGGCCGCGAGATATGCTGCGGTGGTATCCGTGGTATGCAATAGCAATATGCAGCCTCGAAAGTGCTGTCTTGGCAGGCATTGCACAGATCTGAAAGGAATCATATCACACAGAGGGAAAGCGGACAAGCCGCTGACCCGCCGAAGAGTGCGGGAGGAAGGAAAACATATGAACCGTTACATGATCGTGATCCCGGCGAAGAACCGGAGTTTTTTGCTCAAGTGTGACGAGGGGGATGGCATGAAGCTGGAGACCCTGCAGAAGCTGGTGAGCGGATATGTGGAAACGGTGCCTGCGGCACTGGACGCCACCTGGGCGCGGGAGGAGGCCGACCGGCTGGTGCTGGTGGTGGACGAGGACGGCCGCCTGAAGTGCAAGGCCGCGAACCAGAAGGCCACGCGGCTTGCCCCGGCGGACGTCACGGAGAACGGCAAGCAGCCCATCGTGGGCGCTGCCGTGCTGATGTTCCAGCGGGGCGATAAGCTGCTGGGGTTTACAAAGCACGTGGCCGACACCATTTGCAGCGAGTGGCTGTGAGGAGGGGATGACCATGCGGAAGGCGAAGGTCTGGGACGCGAGGCAGCTGCCCGCATATCTGACCGTGGCGCAGTACGGTGAGCTGATGGGCATCTGTCCGAAGACGGTGCGGCGGATGTGTCAGCGGGGCGAGCTGCCCGCCCACAAGGAAGGGCCGAGGCTGTGGCGCATCGACAAGAACGCCGCGCTGGAGCAGCAGCAGGAGGCCATGGAGATCTGCCAGCGGAACGCCAGGAAGGCTCCGAAAAACAAAAAGCCCGCCGGTGTTCCAGCACCGGCGAGCCTCAGGGTGACAGGTTGAAAGGGCCTATCACCAGAATGAGTTTACCACAACGAAGGGAGAATTGCAATGAAAATGAAGATACAGGTGCTTTACCTGACCGGCACTGCGCTGCTCATCGGCGCGGCGGGGGTGGGCGACAGCATCACCTTTGACGCCGTGGGCAGCTGGACGGGCGCGGCCATCCTGACCGTGCTGATGGCCGCCGGCGGCATTGTCTGCTGGGGCTATGGCCGGGGGCTCGAGATCGAGCGGGCAGAAAAGGCGCAGCTGCGCCGGTACTGCCGGAAGCTGAAGCGCTGCCAGAGGGCGGCGGAAGAGAAGAACGACAGGCATAGTGCGTAAAGGAGAAGAAATGAAAATGGAAGAATACGAGCAGATCATGCGCACCGGGACGCCCAGCGACCGGGCGCGGGCCATCGCCGCAGCGAGCGACGACAAAGAGGTGAGCGAAGAGGAGTTCCACCAGCTGGTGGCGCTTATCAAGGGCGCTGTCCGGCCCAGCGCCCGGAAGATGACGCCGGACGAAGCGAAGCTCTGGGCCGAGGTGAGCAGGGTGAATACCCGGCTGAAGCAGGAGATGGTGGCAGCCAGCTTTACGGTGCGGGCCTTGCCGGGCGACCTGCAGGAGGACGCCATCAACATCCTCTCCAAGACCGTGAGCGGGATGCTGGGAGACCTGACCCGCCTGATGGCGGAGACGGGTGAGCCATGATAGACCGGAAACAGTGCATCCACGTTTTTGAGATAACCCGCCCGGGGTGCCTGGCGTGTGCCGGGCGGGATGAGAAGTGCAGGGAGTACAAGCGAAATGAAGAAAAACAAAATGAGTCTCACGACAGAGCTTGATCTGACGCGGGAGGGAACGGCGGAGATGACCCGGTGGTGCATCCTCATCGCGCTGCATCAGCGCTTTGGCATTGGCGCGGCGCGGCTGAACAAGATCCTGGCCCGGGCGGAAAAGCTGGGGCAGGAGAGTCTGGATGTGGCCATGGCAGTAAACGACCGGGGGATGCCCTCGACGGACAGGAGCCTTGCTTTGCGGCGCAGCTGGATGCCGAGGAATGTAGATCCCGACTTCCGGGTGCCGGTGCTGCGCAGCCCCCGCACCCGGCGGGAAGAGCAGCTGCGGATGGCGGGCGACGTGGCGGCCAGTATGGTCTGGACGCTGTGCGCCAAGGCCTGCATGGACGAGCTGGGCTTCGGCACGGAACGGCTGCTCCGCCTGAAGGAAGAGGCGCTGGCCAACTACCGGCAGGTGAACGAAGAAGGTCACGCGGACGGGCTGGATGTGGCGATGGAGCATCTGCGCCGGTGCGCGCAGGCTGCGCTGAAGGAAGACATCGTGGTGGAGAATCAGCCGGACGAAGACCGGGCCAGGCAGAGCGAACGAGACTACGAGGAGCAGAAGCGGGCGTTTTTGAAGCGGGCCGTGATGCAGCAGCTGGGACGCCGGGCCGGGAAGGGCGGGCTGCGGGTGCTGAGCGAAAAGAAGCTGGAAGAAAAGGCTGCGGCTGCGATGGCGCAGTTAAAGGAGAACACATGGGAAAAGCGAATCTCTACACCGTGAAGGACTACCAGACCGGGGAAGTCCTCGCAAAAGGCACAGCCGGAGATCTGGAAGCCAGCGGCATCGTGCCGAAGGGCTACCACACCAGCGAGTGGGCCAAGCACGAGAACCAGAAGCGGCGGAACCGGAAATACGCAGTCACTTTTGAGGAACGGCAGCCGGAAGTGAAGCGCGGCGAGAAAGGCCGGATGATGAGCGTCTACACCTGCTACAACGCAGCCGGAGACGTAATAGGCGAAGGCACCGCAAGGGAGCTGTGGGAGGCGGGCGTCTTCAGCAACGACAACGCGGCCTACTATACCTACAAAGAACAGGGCGGGCGCTGCATAAAGCGCGGCATTGCAAAAATGACCTGCCGAAAAGAGATGCGGAAGGTCGGCCAGAACAATGCCCAGGGTGAAAAGGCAGACTGCGCCGCAAAGAAGCCGGAGCGGCCCGTCCTGCGGAAGATAAAAGACCCGACGCCGCTGGACTACGACGTCCACGACCTGATACTCTACAACGCCATCGCCAGAAAGGAAGGCCGGCCGGAGTTGACTTACGGCTACTGGGCGGCGGCAGGAAAACCGGCAAGGCCATAAAAATACAGACAGGCAAGCCCCCGATGGTTTTCCATCGGGGGCGTCTTCGACAAAATATAAGGCGAGATGGGTGCTGCCGAGGAGGCTCGGCGGCAGGCATATCGGTTTATATAGAGGTAAACCTCTCAGCGTTCCCGTCGGCCTTTGGCCGCGCGAGAACGCAGCTCCCCTACCGAGGGGAGCCTTTCTCAAATGAAGCGTCCGGGCGGGCGCTTTGGGGAGCTAGTATACCCGTTATCCCTGTGACGGTGATGGGCCACAGGAAAGAAAACTACACTACCAGCTCAAGGCAGCAGGAGGGTACAGGATGAAGAAGAGATATACCCGGGAGAAGAAAACACTCTGCGGAGAGGGGTACATGGAGGTGGACCTCTACCACATCACACCGGAGGAGCACGCAGCCAAGCGCCGGAAGAAGACGAGGCCCAGCAGCGAGCGGCAGAAAAAGCGGAACGCCCAGCACGCACACCGGTGGAGGGTACAGAAAGCCAACGCAAACTTTACCGTGCTGGGATTTTATCTGACCCTGACCTACATAGACACCTTTTTGCCGGAGAGCATGGAGCAGGCCCAGCGGGATCTGCGCAACTACATCCGGCGGGTGAAGGCTGCCATTGCAAAGCTGTACGGCCCGGGCGCCGAGCTGCGGGTGATGGGCCTGACCGGCTGCGGCCGAAAGAGCGGGCGCTACCACCACCACCTGCTGATGGAGTGCCCGGGGCTGACCATGCGGCAGAACGCCGACTTCCGGCAGCTGCTGGAGGACAAGTGGGCCATGCGCTGGCCGGACGGCAGCGTGGAGAGCCTTGGCACAGCCAACGCCGACCGGCTGAATCTGCAGAACAGGCTGGATGACCTGATCACCTACTTCGAGAAGCACGGACAGATGCGGTGGTACGAGACGAAGAATCTGACACTGCCGGTGGAGCGCGCCCCCAACGACACCCGATGGAGCCTCAAGCAGCTGCGCAAGGCCTGCACCGAGTGCAAGGACAACGCCTACTGGTGGGAACAGAGATACCCGGGCTGGAAGTTTGTGCGGTGCGTCGTGCCGGAGCCGGACGCGCCGGGCGACGAAAAAGAGGGCTGGGACGCAGACGAGCTGCGCTGCTATGTGGTGATGGTAAAGCGGGAGGGTGCGAAAGTTCGCACCTGACAGACAAAGTACCGGTATTTTGCGCGGTAAAAACGCGCTTTATTCGCGCGCGGGAAGAAAACGCGCAGGAAGACGGGAGGCGGGGAGTTGACCAGGGAGCAGAAACGACGGGTGCGGGAAGAGCTGCGGGCTTGTGGATAGGGAAAAAGCGACTGGGCGGGCGTGATCGCGCTGGCGATGGACTACTACGAGGCCGCAGACCCGGTGTGCAAACGGCTTTTGCAGATGCGGTATCTGGACGGGATGCCGGAGGAGCGAGTGGTGGCGAAGCTGCACATCGGGCGGACGACCTACTACCACAAGGAGCTGGAAGCGCTGAGCACCGTGGCAGTGTATGCGGCGGCGGCAGGGCTGTTATAGCATTGCCATAGCGTGATGAGGCTGGGGAGACCCGGCCTGTTTGTTCTACCTGGCTCTCAAATGTCCGCAGTAGTTTTGTTTTTCCGGCGGCGGTAGACTGGGAGGGAAGAACTACAGAGGGGAGGCAGAGCGGTGGCCAAGCGGGCATATTGCAAAAACACGGTAAAGGGCTCCCAGCGGGGGCGGAAGTACCCGCCGAAGGTGCGGGCCGAGGTGCTGATGGCCATGCTGTCGTCTGGCTCCATCTGTGCGGTAGCCCGGCGGTACGGCGTACCGGAGAGCACTATCCGCAGCTGGCTGGCCGAGGAAGCCGGCCGGAGCGACGCCTTTGCAAAAGAGCGGCAGGCCGCTGCGCGGGAGATCGCCATCCGGGCCAGCCTCGGGGCGAGGGCGCAGGTGAGCTATTTGCAGAGCCGTGTGGACGAGAGCCAACGGGCCGCGCAGGTACAGGCCAAGCTCCACCGGAAACTGGACGAGGACACCCGGGCCAGAAACTTTGCCATTGGCACGCTGCTGAAGGGGGACGCCGAGGAGCTGGCAGACGCCACGGAGACCGGGCTTGTGCTGTACGCTGCCGAGGGCAGCTACGACCGGCAGCTGGACGACGAGGAGCGGGAGGTTCTGGACGCCCAGCTGGAACGGTACAGCGGCCGGGTGATGAGCGACAAGAACGCCGCCGCGATGGCTGCCGTGCTGATGACCGTGGCCGAAAAGGCTGCGGCAATGGTACCCAGCCAGAGCCAGAGCGAGGGCGATGCCCCACCGCTGGTGGAGATCGGGGCCGAGGGCCGGGAAGAAAAAGGGCCGGAGGTGATGGTGGATGGAGCATAAAACATATCACGGACGCCCCGTGATCTGGTCGCCGCAGCCGAGGCAGGCAGCCTTTATGGCGCGCACCGAGGACGAAGCTCTGTATGGGGGCGCTGCTGGTGGCGGGAAGAGCGACGCACTGATCATCGAGGCGCTGCGGCAGGTACACATCCCGCACTACCGGGCGCTGATCCTGCGCAAGACCTACCCGCAGCTTTCAGAACTGATCGACAAGACCATGCGGTATTACAAGCCTGTTTTCCCGCAGGCACGGTACAACGGCACAAGCCACTGCTGGACCTTTCCCAGCGGGGCGAAGATCTATTTTGGCAGCCTGAACCACACACAGGACAAGTACAACTATCAGGGCAAGGCGTTTGATTTTATCGGCGTGGACGAGCTGACGCATTTTACCTGGGACGAGTACAGCTACGTGATGAGCCGCAACCGCCCCTCGGGACCCGGCACCCGGGTATACATCCGGGCTACGGCCAACCCCGGCGGTGTAGGCCATGGCTGGGTGAAGAGCCGATTTATCAGCCCTGCCCCGGCGGGTACACGGATGGTGCAGCTGATGAAGGTAAAGACGCCGGACGGGGATGAGATCACCCGGCGGCGCACCCGCATTTTTATCCCAAGCACCATTTTCGACAACCCGGCGCTGCTGAAAAATGACCCGGGCTACATCGGCACACTGGCCTCTCTGCCGGAGGCGGAGAAGCAGGCGCTGCTCTACGGAAACTGGGACAGTTTTTCGGGGCAGGTGTTCACCGAGTGGCGGAACGACCCGAACCACTACAAGGACCAGCGGTGGACCCACGTCATCGAGCCGTTTCCCATCCCGGAGCACTGGAAGATATGGCGGGGATACGACTTCGGTTTCTCGAAGCCGTTTTCTGTGGGGTGGTATGCAGCGGACGAGCGCGGGCGGCTCTACCGTATCAAGGAGCTTTACGGTTGCACCGGCACACCCAACGAGGGCCTGAGAAAGGACCCGATGGAACAGGCACGGATGATCCGGGAGGCAGAGGAAAATGACCCGCTGCTGAAAGGCCGGGTCATCCTGGGCGTGGCCGACCCGGCCATCTTTGACGAGAGCCGGGGCGAGAGCATCGCGGACATGCAGGAGAAAAGTCCGAACTTTCTGCACTGGATGCCCGGCGACCACACCCGTCTGGCGGGAAAGATGCAGTTTCACTATCGGCTGGCTTTCGGCGAAGACGGAAGGCCGATGCTGCAGGTCTTCAACACCTGCAAACACTTCATCCGCACCATCCCGAACCTCGTCTATGACGAGAGCAATGTGGAGGACATCGATACCACGCAGGAGGACCACATCTACGACGAGTGCCGGTATGTGCTGATGGAGAACCCCATCAGCGCCGCAAAGCACACCCAGCCGCCGCCCATGCTGGACGACCCGCTAGATATGGACCCGAGGAAGGACAAGACGAGGTTTATGAGGATTTGAACAGGAACGCGGAAAGGAAAATGGGATGGAATTTGGTAAGAAAGAGCTTGACCTGACAGCAGATGAAAGCCCCGGCGGCGAGAGTCTGGCCGGGGTGCTGGATGGTGAACCGGCGATCGGCGAGAAGGAGATCAGCGAGGCGATGGCCATCCTCGAAAAGTACAAGTCGGCCAAAGCCAGTCTCGACAAGCGGATCATCGACAACGAGGAATGGTACAAGCTGGGCCACTGGAAGCAGTATGGCAACCGGGTGATGGAGGGCAAGCGCGCCCCCAGCACGGGGTGGCTGTTCAACTCCATCGCCAACAAACACGCCGACGCCATGGACAACTACCCGGAGCCGAATGTGCTGCCGAGGGCGCAGGACGACGAGGAGACGGCGAAGCTCCTCTCCGACATTCTGCCGGTGGTGTTGGAACAGGCCGACTACGAGAGCGTATACAGCGACACGTGGTGGCGCAAGCTCAAGCAGGGTACCGGCGTCAAGGGCATTTTCTGGGACCCGGCGCTGCGGGAGGGCCTTGGGGACATCGCCATCCGGAGCATGGACCTTCTGATGCTCTACTGGGAGCCGGGCGTGGAGGACATCCAGGACTCGGCTAACTTCTTCTCGCTGGCGCTGGCTGACAACGACCGTCTGGCGGCCCGGTGGCCTCAGCTCGAGGGCAAGGCGGGCAGCAGCGGCATCACCGTGGGGCAGTACGTCAGTGACCAGAACATCGACACCAGCGAAAAGAGCGTGGTGGTGGACTGGTACTACAAGCGGGAGAAGCCCGGCGGCCAGACCGTGGTGCATTACTGCAAGTTCTGCAACGGCGTGGTGCTCTACGCCAGCGAGAACGACCCGGCGATGGCCGAGACCGGTTTCTATGACCACGGAAAATATCCCTTCGTGTTCGACCCGCTCTTTGTGGAAGAGAACAGCCCGGCGGGCTTCGGATACATCGACGTGATGAAGGACACGCAGGACGCCATCGACCGGATGACGCAGGCCATGGACGAGAACACGCTGGCGGCGGCCAAAAAGCGATACCTTATCTCGGACACGGCGGGCGTGAACGAAGACGAGCTGCTGGACACGGCAAAAGACGTGGTACATCTGGTGGGCCGTCTGGATGAGCGGGGCTTCATGGAGCTGGATACCGCCCCGCTGCCCTCCAACACCATCACTTACCAGCAGAACCGCGTCGCAGAGCTGAAGGAGATCAGCGGAAACCGGGACGTGAACCAGGGCGGCGCGACCAGCGGTCTGACCGCTGCTTCGGCCATTGCGGCGCTGCAGGAAGCAGGCTCGAAGCTCAGCCGGGATATGCTGAAAAGCGCTTACCGCTCCTTTGCAAAAGAATGCTACTTCATCATCGACCTGATGCGGCAGTTCTACGACGAAGAGCGGGTCTACCGCATCACCGGCCAGCAGGGCGGCACGGAGTACCGGGAGTTTTCCGGCCAGATGCTGCGGCCGCAGCCGGTGGAGAGCGTGGGCGGCGTGGAGCTGGGCGCCCATGAGCCGGTGTTCGACATCACGGTGAGCGCGGCAAAGAAGAGCACCTTCAGCCGCCTTAGCCAGAACGAGACGGCGAAGGAATGCTACCAGCTGGGGTTCTTTGCCCCGGCCAACGCGGACGCCGCACTGGCGTGTCTGGACATGATGGATTTCGAGGGCATCGAGAAGGTGCGTCAGCGGGTGGCCCAGAACGGCACTCTGTACCAGCAGCTGCAGCAGGCGATGGCACAGATCCAGCAGATGGCGGCGGTCATCGACCAGCAGAACGGCTCGAATCTGAGCGAACAGGCCGGTGCTGCTGCCGCTGCCATGACCGGCGGCGGGGGCGGTGGAGAGACCAGCGCGAAGACAGTGACGAATTCTCTGGGCGGACAGGTGGGCGGCGGAACGAACCCGCTGGCCACGAAAGCTGCCGAGAGGGCGATGAATGTGAATGATCCGAATAAATAACGCTTTGCTGGGGCTATACGCGCCGGTGGCGCGGGGCGGGTCTTCTCTAACGGTCAAATGGCTATGCGCTCCGCGCGGGCCAGAGGTGGGGAGGGGTGTTTCGACTCCCCCCTCCCGACCTCTGGACTCCGCCCACCCCGCAACGAGAAAGGGGCTGCTCGCCCCTTTCAGACCCCAAAGAAGAAGTCGAAACGGAAAAAAGCTAGCCGCTTCGCTAAATGCTTTTTTCTCGTTTCTCCGATTTGAAAACGAGTGGAGGGTAACATGATCAAAATTGAGATGATGGATACGGACAAAGGCTACAGTCTGGCTGCAAGCGGTCATGCAGGCTACGCACCGGAGGGGCAGGACATCGTATGTGCGGCAGTTTCTGTGCTGGTGCAGACGCTGGCAAACAAGGTGGACGCGGCTGCAAGGAGTGGAAGACTCCTGGCGAGCTGTGTGCAGCATGGCGAGACTTTTGTGGTGCAGGCCCTGCCGAAACCCGGCCCGAACAATCTGATGGTCGCAAGCTGGTTTGACTTTGTGGAAGAGGGCCTGCGTGCGCTGGCGGAAGCGTATCCGGACAATGTTGAGTTGATGGTCACAGACGGCGGCGCAGATGATATGGACGAACCTGCCATGAAATTGCAGCTGTTTGCGGAAGGCGGAGACGGTGCAGCGGCTGCTGGCGGCGATGGTGCCGCCCCTGCGGCGGCAGAAAAGGCGGCGTCTGCCCCCGCCCAGAGCAAGGGCCGGGAGGCTGCTGCCGCTGAGGTGGATGAGATGCTGAGTCCGGCGGAAGAGTCGGACGCGGAGGAAGATGCTGCTGAAGGCGAGGAACAGGACGGTGCGGCAGACAAGAGCGGCACCGACCCGGAGGAGCACCGGAAAGCGTTTGGCGAACTGATGAGGGGCGAGTACAACCGGGAGTTTGGCGAGATGATCGTGCAGGCCACCCAGAAAGCCTACGACAGCATCCTGAACGAGCAGGGGCCGGTGGGGCGTATCCTGAACGCTTTGGGCCAGAAGTACGGTACTGCTCCCGGCGACTACGAGGCACTGGCCGCTGCGGTGGAGGGCGGCGTCGTGAAGGACGAAGCCTACTACGAAGACATGGCCATGAAGAAGGGCATCAGCGTCCAGCTGGCCAAGGAGATGGACGCGCTGGAAAGCGAGAACGCCAAGCACCGTGCCGCCGAGCAGCAGCGGGCGGAAGCCGCCAAGATGGAAGCCATCCAGCAGGAGTGGGACGCCGCCGTGGAGCGCATCCGGGCTGAAGACCCGGACTTCGACATCAAGACGGCGCTGGCTGACCCGGACTTTGCCCAGATGCTCAAGCTGGGCGTGAAGATGGAGGACGCCTACAAGGCCCGCTACTTTGACGACATCATGGCCCGGCGCACCACCCAGACGGCCAAGACCGTCGAGAAAGGCGTGGAGGCCCGGATCCGCCAGCGGGGCGCACGGCCCAGCGAGAACGGCACGAACCCCGGCGGCGCGGCGGTGCTGAAGACCGACGTCTCCAAGCTGACGCCTGCCCAGTGCGAAGAGCTGGAACGCCGGGCCATGCGGGGGCAGATCATCACTTTTTAACCGGAAGCTGCCGCTGCCCGGAAGAAAACCTCTCAGCTTTGCAGTTCGCCTGACGGCGGCGCTGCAGAGCAGCTCTCCTGGAAAGGAGAGCCTTTCTCAAAGGAAATGGCAGCTCTCAATAAAGCAAGACACGAAAGGAGAACACAAATGAAAATCCACATGAATCTGCAGCTGTTTGCACAGCCTGCAAACCACACCGGTGCGACTGGCATGAGCGCCGAAATGAAGACCTACTACGAGAAGCGTCTGCTGGACCAGGCAGAGCCGCTGCTGGTGCATGACCAGTTTGGCGACAAGTATCCCATCCCGGCCAACAACGGCAAGACCATCGAGTTCCGCAAGTACGAGAGCCTGCCCAAGGCCACCGAGCCGCTGACCGAGGGCGTGACCCCCAATGCTCAGGCTCTGACCGTCACCCCCATGACCGCCACCGTGAAGCAGTACGGCGGCTGGGCAGCCATCACCGACGTGCTGCAGCTGACTGCCATCGACAACAACATCACTCAGGCGACCAAGGTACTGGCATCTCAGGCGGGCCGTACGCTGGACACCGTGACCCGCGAGGTGCTGGCAGGCGGCACCAACGTCATCTACGCGCCGGCTGGCGACACCGCCGTGACCAGCCGCGCCAATCTGACCACCGCCAGTGTGCTGACGCCCGACCTCATCGACCAGGCGGCCACTGCCCTGAAAGCCCAGAATGCCGACGCCATCGGCGAGAGTTACGTTGCTATCGTCCACCCCTATGTGGCGTATGATCTGCGCCGCAACCCGGAGTGGATCGATGTCCACAAGTATTCTACCCCCGAGAACATCTACAACGGCGAGATCGGCAAGCTGGCCGGTGTGCGCTTCATCGAGACCAGCGAGGCGAAGATCTGGACCGGCACCGGCTGCCCGAGCGGTCTGGCCGTGTTCGGTACGCTGGTGCTGGCGGCTCACGCCTACGCTGTGACCGAGGTGGAGGGCGGCGGCCTGCAGCACATCGTCAAGCAGCTGGGCGCGGGCGAAGACCCGCTGAACCAGCGCGCGTCCGTGGGCTGGAAGGCCATCAAGACCGCAGAGCGGCTGTGCGAGCAGTACATGGTGCGCATCGAGAGCGTCAGCCCGAAGTACAGCGCGAAGGCGAAGGCAAACTAATTACGGCTTCGCCGAGGATTTCAGGCTTTAGCTGAACAGGAACGGCAAAACGAAAGGAGAAGGATCTGTTTATGGCAACTAAGAAAGAGACTGCTGCGGCCCAGGCCGTGGAGAACACGGTGGAGACTGTGGAGAAGACCGAGGCGATGGACGAAGCAAAGGACGAAGAGAAGACCGAGGCAAAGGACGACGGCATGGTGACTATCCACCTGTTCAAGGATGACGACCGCTATTCGGCACCGGTGTTCGTGGGCGTCAACGGCGACAGCTACCTCATCCAGCGTGGCATGGACGTGAAGGTGCCGAAGGCTGTGGCCGAGGTGCTGGAACACAGCATCAAACAGGACGCCGAAGCGGCCCGGAAGAGTCAGGCCATGCAGGCGGCGGCCGGAACCCAGATGATGACCATTTGATATTTCCCCCGGTACAGCTTGCAGGCGCTTGCTGCGCCGGGGGATTTTGTTTTGGAGGTTTTTTATGACAGCAGGCGAAGCGATAAAGATGGCGGATGAGCTGAGGCCGAACAATCATTTTGAGAACCAGTTGAAGCAGCTATGGCTGCGGCAGGCAGACAGCGGGATGCGCCGGAACATCGTGGAGCGCAGCCAGACCGGCGGCGACTTCGAGGACAAGGGCGCGGATATTCTGTGGAACGATGGGCTGGAATATGACACCCCGCTGCTGGCCTGCTGTGCGGCAGAAGCACTTTATCCGCACTGGCTGGCTGCGCAGATGGACCTTGCACTGGGCGAGACGGCCCGGGCGGCGAATGAGCTGCAGCTCTACACGAGTTATGTGCAGGAGTTTGCGGTGTGGGTGAGGCGGAACTATATGCCGGCAGGCGGCGGGAGGCTGATGACGTGACGAATCTGAACCAGATAAACAGCCAGCGGCAGCTGCTGCGGGTATTCGGCGGGCTGAATGAGGGATATGCGTGCAGCGAGGCAGAGCTGAGCGAAGAGAAAAACTTTTCTTCACGAGGATACCCGGCACTCGAGACCCGCAAGCCCCGGCGGAAGGTGCGGGAAGCAGCCGGGATGAATGGGATGTACCATCTGAACGGCCTTTTGACCGTGGAAGGCACGACCCTGCGGTATGCCCCGGATGACGGCAGCGCCGCTGTGGAGCTGAAAGGCGCCCTGAGCGACAATGAAAAGAGACTGGTGGGCATGGGGACCAAGGTGCTCATCTGGCCGGACAAGATGTCCTTTGACACTGCGAGCGGAACGCTGAGTGCGCTGGGGTCCAGCTGGCAGCAGGGCGGAGTGAGTCTGACCGTGACCCCCTGCGATGCTGCCGGTGTAGTGTACACGCCGAATCTGTTCGGTGCGACCGAACCGGAAAGCCCGGAGAACGGCGATGTCTGGCTCAAACAGGCCGAAGACGCCCCGTGGAGCTACCGCGACGCCCTGAAGCTTTACAGCACGGCGGGCGGCTGGCAGAACATCCTACTGAATTACTGCCGCGTGACCTGCAAGGGGCTGGGCGAAGCTTTCAAAGCCGGGGACACTGTGACGCTGACGGGCATCCCGTCTGTGGTGAAGAATGCTTACTCTTCTGATTTCAGCGGGGACGTAGTGGTGGACGACGTGGCCGGAGACTCGGTCATCCTCTCCATCGCGCCGGACATCGAGAGCGTTTTGTACTACGGCACCTGCGTGGTGACAGGCCAGAGCGTGGTGTGGACGGCCATGGACGGCAAGACCACCCAGACCTTCGACGGGCCTTTCCCGGACGTGACGGCCCAGCGGCGGGTGCCGAACCTCGACTGGCTGACGGAGCACAACAACCGTGTATGGGGCTGCTCGAGCACCGAAAACGTCATCTATGCCTGCAAGCTGGGCGACGCCACCAACTGGTTCTCCTACCGGGGAACGGCAGCGGACAGCTACGCCGTGACCGTGGGCAGCGACGGGGCCTTTACCGGTGCGGCCACCTGCATGGGATACGTGCTTTTCTTCAAGGAGAACGGTCTGCACAAGCTGTACGGCACCAAGCCCAGCGACTACCAGATGAGCAGCATCCAGTGTTCGGGCGTGGCCAAAGGTGCGCACCAGAGTCTCTGCGTCATCAACGAGACGCTGTACTACCTCTCGATGGACGGCGTCATGGCGTGGGACGGCAGCCTGCCCACCAAGGTGTCGGCCTCGCTGGACGAAGAACGCCTCAGCCATGTGACGAGAGCCGCCGCCGGAGGGCTGGTGGGCCGGTACTATCTGCACACCGAAAGCTCCGGCGGGCAGCGGCTGCTGGTATACGACACTGAGAAAGGGCTTTGGCACGAGGAAGACGCCACCGGCTGGGCCATGTGCAGCACCGGGCGACAGCTCTATCTCTGGGACAAAGAGGCCATCTGGGCCGCAGACGGAAGCCGGGAGGTCAGCGGCGAAGAGGACACGGTGGAATACGAGGCTGTGACCGGTGACATCGGACTCGGGAGCCCGGACGACAAGTATTGCAGCCGGGTGACGGTGCGGCTGGACGCGATGGAGCGGACCGTGGTGACGCTCTGGGCCAGCTTCGACGGCGGCGAGTGGCAGGAGATGGGCCGGGTGGACACCGCAGGGAAGCGTGTGAGAGTGAACCTGCCCTTCGTCCCGACCCGTCACGACACCATGCGGCTGCGCCTGACCGGAAAAGGGCAGATCGCAGTGAGGAGCATCGCCATGACGCTGAGCAGCAGCGAGGGCGGAAGAGTGAACGGAGGTGTACCGAGACGTGGCTAGTATCGTAGGGCTTTCGAAGATCTCCATGCCGAGGCTGGAGGGGCTGGATACGGCCAGCGCCCGGGAGCTGAGGAATTATCTGTACCAGATGCAGGAGCAGCTGGAATATATTTTGAGCAATATTGACACCGAGAATCTCTCGGGGGACTTACAGGAGAAGCTGAAATAGCCCTCTCAGTCGGCTGCGCCGACAGCTCCCCCGAATGGGTGAGCCTTTGGCAGGCCGGGGAAGTCTGAGCGGAACACCTGAGGCCCGACAGGGCGCAAAAGAGCGGGCCTCGATTACGAGGACAGGAGGATATGGACTATGAGCAATTTGAGTAATGCGAGAGCGCAGCTGGAGGAGTGGGAAGCAAAGAAGCCGGGCGACTACACCAGCCAGTACAAGGACAAGATCGACGGCGTGATGGGCCAGCTGGACGGGATGAAGGGTTTCAGTTACGACCCCACCCGAGACGCGGCCTACGAGCAGTACAAGAACAGCTACACCCGGCAGGCGAAGCTGGCCAATGAGAACGCGCAGGCCAACGCCAGCGCCATCTCGGGCGGGTACGGCTCGAGCTACGGCACCCAGGCAGGCCAGAGAGCCTACCAGAATGCCATGGCGGGCCTGAGCAGCGCCACGAACAGTCTGTACAGCCAGGCGCTGAACCAGTACACCCAGAAAAAGAGCGACCTGCAGAACCAGCTGAGCGGATACCAGCAGGCCGAGGCGCAGGACTACGAGAAATACCAGACCAACTACCAGAACTGGGAGAACCAGCGCAACTACTACCAGAACGCATACAATCAGGCGGCCAGCGAGGCACAGGCAAAGAAGAACCGGCGCTCGGGATTTTGGAACACCGTAGTGAGCGTGGGAGCGACCCTGCTGCCCCTTCTTTTCATGTAAAGAAAAACGCCCTGCCCGGGAAGGGGCTGAGCGGTCAAAAACCTCTCCGTCACGCCTGACGGCGCGGCGCAAAGCAACTCCCCGGGAGAGCACTATCTCGGAAGGACCTCTCAGGCGCCATGCGGCGCCAGCTCCCCTAGCGAGGGCAACGGCGACGACCGCCGCCAGTGGAGGAAGCAGGGAGGAGCTGTTGGGGCTGCGGCCAGCGGGATGCAAGCGGCAGCGCGGCAGACGCTGGGAGCCGCAACCCGGACAGTCAAGAATCAAGGAAAGGATTTGAAAGATGGGAGTTTTTAAGAGATACAAGGACGCGCAGGCGGCGCTGAAGGACGCGGAGAACGCGATGCCGGGGGTGTACCAGAGCAGGTATACCGACCGGATCAATGAGGCGCTGGACAGCATGGGCGCGGCCAGCAATGCGGGCTATGATGTAGGCACGGACAGCGAACTCTACCGGCAGTACCGGGCCGGTGCTCAGGCAAACGCCAGAGCTGCGGCTGAGAATGCCGCTGCCGGTGCGGCTGCGCTGAGCGGCGGGTACGGCTCGAGCTATGCGGGCAGCGTGGCCCGGCAGGGATACCAGCAGGCCATGGCCAACGTGGACGACGGGCTGGCCGGACTGCGGGACAAGGCCCTGACCATGTACCAGCTGAAGCAGAACGGCCTCTCGGGGCTGCTGAGTGCGCTGCAGAATCAGGACAGCCTCGAGGCGGCGGAGCATCAGGGAGCCGTGGCCAATGCACAGGACTGGCGGGACTACAAGAAGAGCCGGGCAGATCAGGCAGCGCAGGAGAAAAGCGATTTCCTCTCGAACCTGTGGGAGATGGCCAAGAACGTGGGCAAAGCCGGGCTGACGGCCTACGACACCTACAAGGGCTACACCCAGCAGCAGTGGGAGAACGAATTTGCCCGGGAACAGTGGGAGTACAACAAAGAGCGCACCGGCCAGAGCGATGCACTGAATGCCTACGAGCAGGCGTTCAACCTGTACCAGCAGGGGGCGGGCGATGCCGCGAACGCCGTGCTGGGCCGGTATGGTCTGGACACTGGAATCTTCGACAATTACAGCGGCGCACCCATCACCCGCGCAGACAAGGCGGGTGCGCTCACGACCGCAGCCGGGCTGGCAGGCGGCGGCAGCGACGAGGCTGCACGGGCGGTGCTGGAACTGTACGGCCTGGATCCGAACTCTGTGGGAAATTACAGGACGATCGCAGGACGGCAGCTTGCAACGACGCTGGCAACAAAGAGCGCAGGCGGCTCGGGCAGCTCTTCGGGCAGAAGGAGCAGCGGAACGAAAGGCAGCGGGAGCAGCTGGACGAACAGTCAGCTGCAAAGTATGGCAAAGACATTTTCCTCTATGAAGGGAAATGAGCCGCTGTACGATTTTTACAAGCAGACCTTAACGGATAATGGGTGGCTCAATGCGGATACTGCGAACGTCCAGAGCGCAAGCCAGAGCGGCGGCGTAGATATGGCGGCAATGCTGGCAAAGAACTATGCGAAAAAAGGTTATAGCGCGTGGGCTATCATGAACAATATGAACCAGAACGGGTACAGCGATGAAGAAATCGCAAGAGCGCTTGAGAAGGCGGGGGTGAAGGGCTGATGGCATGGACAGCGGAAAAAGTTAAGGAAATGAGAGAAAGCAACCCATCGAAGGCGGCAGAAAGCTCTGGGTGGACGGCGGAAAAGGTGAGAGCTGTCCGCACCAAGACGCCGAATCCGCCCACTGCATCGAGCACAGTGCTGCCCAAAAGCAACATCTATGCAGATGCCCTGCAGCAGTACACCGAGCGGCACGCCAGCGACATGGGGGAGGTGGATGCGAGGAACGAGCCCTCTCAGGCGCGCAGCGGGCGGAAAGAAAACCTCTCACCGTTCCCGTCGGCTGACGCTGCGCGAGAACGGAGCTCCCCTGATAGGGGAGCCTTTCTTAAAGGAAGCCCCACCGAAAGGGCGCTGGACATGGGGCGGAAGTGGGGCGTACCTGCGAAGAGCGGGAACGTGCTGGAGAACGTGGGCAGCGGGGCCATGGCCTACGGCACCGGCCGGGCGCAGGAGCTGAGAGCCAGCTTTGCCAAGGACAGCGTACCGGACGAGTTCGACCGGATCAACCAGTGGATGGACACCGGGGACAACAAGAATCTGGCCGACGCGGTGCGGCGGGTGGACAACACCCACGGCGCGTACACGGACGCCGACCTTATCCAAAAGGGCGGCTGGACACAGGCACAGATCGACGAGGCCCGGAAGATGAACGCTGCGCTGGACGCCATCCCCGCATGGCAGCGGGATGTGCGCCGGGCGGCGAACACCATCGGCGGCATCGGAGACACGGTGGCCGCTGCCCCGGTGCTGGGCGCGGAGTACGGCGTACAGGCGGGAAAGAACATCGACGCCACCCTGAAGAACTGGAAACAGGTAGAGCAGGAGGTGAAGGGCGACGAGCACGCTCAGAGCCTTTTCAACCTTTTGACCGACATAGACATGGACTACAAGCCCACCTGGCCGGAGAGCCGGAACCGGGAGCTGATCTCGATGGGGTACAACTCCAAGGAGATCCGGGAGATGCGCCAGAAGCTGGCGGGGCTGGAAGTGAGCGACGGCATCGACAAGAACCAGAGCGTGGGCTACCAGCTCTATGACCGCGGGCAGAAGCTGACGGCGGCGGCCCAGAGCGGCCTGAGCCCGGCCCAGCGGGCCGTGGCGGGGGCTGTGACCAGCGCGGCGGAGAATCTGGCCATTGCAGCAGGTGGCGATGGCGTTGCGTGGATCCTGCCTATGCTGAGCGCCCAGGGCGCGGCGGAGGCCATGGGACAGAGCGCGGAGAAGGGCGAAAGCGCCGGTAAGGCCCTGGGCGGCGGCCTCGCCAAGTTTGGTGCAGGCTGGGCCATCAACTCGGTGGGCGCAGCCGACCTTGCAAAGACCATGGGCTCGGACTACGCCAAGGACACGATGGCCGGGCAGATCGCGGACTGGGTGCAGGGGCTGGCGGGCAGCTCGGAGCTGGCGCAGCGGTACCCGGCGGTGGCTGCGGCCATCTCGGGCGGCATCGACAACTCGATGCAGGCTTTTGCGGAGACCTATGCGGACATGGCCATTGACGCTGCGCTGGGGGACAGCGAGGCGGCGAAGAACCTCTTCAGCAAGGACACCTTCCTGACCGCGCTGGAAAGCGGACTCTCCGGCGGTGCGTCCGGCGCGCTGGGCGGCGCTGTGGGCTCAGGGCTGCACAGCATGAGCGAAGCGCTGGACAGGGAGGCGGAGCGTTACGACCGGACGGACCGGATGAAGCGGGCTGCCGCCCAGCAGAAGGAATGGGAGGCCCGGGCAGCGGAGCCCTCTCAGCCGACTTCGCCTGCGGCCACTGAAAACATCAGCGGGCAGGAAGAAAACCTCTCACCGTTCCCGTCGGCTGACGCCGCGCGAGAACGGAACTCCACTGAAAGTATGCAGCGGGCGGATGCGCCGCAGGCGCAGACGGAAGGAGTAAACAGCAGCGTAAACGAGGCTGCTGCGCAGTCGGAAAACCCGGCGGTGCGGCAGTTTGCCGAAGTGGCGGCGAGCGACAGCCTGACGGGCAGGACCATCGGGCTGTTTACACCGAACGCCGAGAACCGGGAAAACCGTGCGGCCTTTGAGCAGGCTTACGGCGTGACGCTGCCCGACACTGCGGGCGCGACCCGCCGGATGCTGCGGGAGATCGCCGCACAGCAGAAGGCGAAAAGCGAAGCGGTGCCTGTCGTACAGAGCGCAGAGCTGCCCAGCGAAGCTGCGAGTGTGCCGCAGACAGTACAGGATGCTCCCGCAGAAACCGCCGATGTCATGCCGGAAACGGCTGCGCCGGACAACGTGCGTGAAGCGGCTGCCGCTGTAGGTGAAACCGACAGCTACGAGAACGCCCCGCTGCGGGAGACTCTGGGACTCCGGCCGGAAGCGCCGAAGACCCAGCGGGAGGCCGAGGTGCAGCGGGCGCTGGAAGGCTGGCGGGTGACGGACAAGGCAGCCGAGACCATCAGCAAAAATATGCCGGACAGGGTGGACGCTGACCGGTATGCGGCCGCAGCGTCGCCGCTGTACCGGCTGGGCCGGAGCGGCGCTGCCACCTTTGCGCAGGCGCTGGAGCTGGCGGGCAGCATGAGCGGCACGGCGGCGGACATCAACTACATCCTGAGCACCGACGCCGGGCGGACGGCCCTTGAGATCGCCTACACCCAGGGTAAGGGCGAACGGATGCTCTATGCCGAAAAGATGACCGAACTGGGCGGCGCGCTTGGCAGCGAGAGCACCAGCGGCAGGGGCGAGGTATACGCCAAGGGTACGATGCGGCAGGAGAGCGACCCGGCCAGCCAGATCATCAGCCTGAACGCAGCGGCCACCGGCACGGATGCTATCCTGTACAATGTGCTGCAGAACGACCGGAGCATCAGGGCCTATGTGGACACCGAGACGGCCCGGATCTTCTTCGGAGACAACGCGCAGGACATCTTCGGCACCGTGCTGCACGAGGACTACCACTGGTACAACGCGCTGGACGCCGAGGGCGCAAGGACTTTGCAGGAGCACGCGCTGGAATATCTGGCGAAGAGCAGTGGCTACGAAAGCCTGGACGAGATGATCCGGGCGAAACTGCGGGATTACAGCGCCCAGAGCCTGACCTATGAGCAGGCAGCGGAGGAGCTGGTGGCCGACGCATGGCGGGGCATCTTTGACAGCGAGGAGAGCTTCAAGCGCTGGGTGACGTTCCAGCGCGGGCAGGCAGAGAAGAACGCAGGCAAGAGCGGCGCCATCCACAAGGTGATGGAGCAGGTGCGGCAGATGCTGGACACGCTTATCGGCCGGGCAAAGGAAGTGCTGACCGCAGACCCGGACGACCGCGCCGCCCTGAAGGCGAAGCGTCTGGCCGAGGCCGAAAAGCGCACCTTACAGGACGAGTATTTCGCCCACGCAGAAAAGGCCATGGACAACCTGCGGGCGGCAAAAGAAAACGCCGCAGCCCTCAAGACCGAGAGCGCGGCGGAAAAACAGGGGGTACGATTTTCGATTTTGAAGGATAAGGCCGGAGAGACTTATATCAAAATCGACGAAGATATTCTGAAGGATGTCCCGCAGGAAGAGTGGAAGTCTACGGTCAAGCAGGCTATCAAGGAGCGTTTTCCGAACGGCTTTAAGCGGAACGACTGGACGATTGAAAATACGAAAGAAAGCCGCAAAGAATTTGTCTGGTCAAAGTATACGAAAGCATTGCAGTGGGAGAGCGCAAATGCCTATGCAGATAAAATGCGGATAGCAGCCAATCTGGACGAGATCATTCGGACGGCAGACGAAGTATACCGTGAGCCTGCGAACCACAAGAATGCGGAAGCATTCAACCGGGGAAAAATCAAGATCCAAGTCGGGCAGAACGCCTATGAGGCGGATGTGCTGACGGCCATCAAAACGGACCAGCGGGAGATATTCTATGATATTGTGGACATTAAGCCCATAAAAATAGAGACCTCCGGCAAAGCCCACATAGAATCCGAAGATTCGAGGAGCAGCGGGCCGGAGGTCTCGGTAGAAGCCTCCGGTGGAACCGTCACCAAAACACAAAGTCATGATGCCAGCAGATTGCCGGAGGCTTCTAAACAAAGTATAGCACGAACCTCCGACGAAAGCAAGAGAACCGACGAGGCTGTGAAGAAAACGGTGAGGTTCCAGCTAAGCGAATCCCGGCGAAATCAGAGTGAGCTTCAGAAAGAAAGCCGGGAGCTGGAACGTCAGCGCCGCGCCCTGAAGGAAGAGCGTGCAAACTGGCAGGAAAGCAACGAAGTGCGGGCTATCGAAGAAAAGAAAAAAGCCTATGGCCTGTTCTCGGAAAAGGGCAAGGCATTCAGGGCCAGCGAAGAGTACCAAAGCTATCTGGAAAAGCGCAAGGAGTTCAACCGGCGCGGTGCAGAACTGGAAAGCCGCATCGGCGAAGTGAACGATAAGCTGCGGCAGGCACAGGCCGAAGTGGAAAACGCCCGACAGGCCGTGAAGCAGGAGCAGCAGAAGGTGTATGATACCAAGGCCAAGGCGGCGGGCGGAAAGCCTGAGTACCGCCGGAAGTTGGCCGTGAAGCAGTTTGGAACGACAGACCGTTTTGAACGGGCAGGGTACATCCTGCCTGATGGCCGGATGCTGAATTTTGCGCAGAATGACGGAACCCGGGACACTGACCACAGAGAAATACTGGACGTGTTCGGCCCGGCGGAGGTGCCAAACGGCACGGAGGCCCTGAACAAGTTTCTGGCAGATGGCAATGTGCGTGTGATGGCTGAGGCCCCGGGCGTTGACATTGCGGCAAAGACTCCACCGACCGAACAGCAGCTGAGACAGATCCGCGCGATGGTGGAGCAGCTGGGCAGCGAGAAACGGCGTTTCACCATCGACATCTCCACCACCGACGGGCGGGTGGCTGCCAGCAAGGAGTACAGCGGGAAGGTGGATGCCGACAAGGTCGTAAGAGAGATCCGGGAATACTACAAGACCGGGGAACTCCCGGCAGAGAGTGAGCTGGCACGATTCCGTTACCAGCGGGCCGAACAGGCCGACCGGGACGCCAAGCAGAACCAGCAGCGGCAGGCCAGCCGGGTACTGGCAGAAAAGGCTGCGGCCTTTGACACCCTGAACCAGTTCTTCGGCCTGACGAAGAACACCCGGCTCTCGGACGCTGCCCTCGAGAGCCTCGCCATCCGATGGACGAAGACCAACGGCAGCAGGGCCGACCGGACGAAGCTGGCAAACGAGACGCGGGCGCTGGTGGAGTATCTGCGCTCGGAGGGCGCGGACATGGCCAAGGCGCAGGGACTGGCCGAGACGCTGGCGGGCGAGGTACTGGATGAGGCCACCTACCGGAACACGGAGCTGTGGAACCAGTACCCCGACCTGCATGACCTGACCTACACGGTAGACAAGAACGGCAAGGCCAAGGCCGAGCTTGTGAAGCGGTACGGAAGCTGGACAGAGGCGGTCGCCGAGGCCCGGCGCCACGGCGTGAAGCTGCGGCAGGCAGAGGGATACCGGGACGGCAACCCGGCGGAACAGTACGAGGCCATCGTGAACGACACCCGGGCCGTGGGCGGCGTGAAGGAGAGCGCGGCAGCACTCTTCCGCTCGGCGGCACAGGAAGCGGGCGTGGCGGGCGCAGCCAGCATGGAGAGCACGGAATGGCTCGACGTGCTGATGAACGTACACGACACCATCAAGCCCCGGATGATGAGCCGGTTTGCGGACGCTGCCGAATACGAGGACGCAAAGGTGGAACTGGCGGGCCGGATGATCGGCGACATCATGAGCCACCCGGAGATGACCGACGCCGAGGCGGTGTTCGAGGGTATCTTAAAGCATAACCGGGAGGTGGCCGCCATGGCTGCCGGAAACGAGGAGCGGGCGGCTGAGGTGACGAAGGGACTGAAGAGCGTGCAGCAGGCCCAGCGGAAGGCTTTTGCCGACCGGATGCGGGCCAACAGCCGCAGCCAGAGCGACGAGGTCAAGAGTGTGAGCCGGGCGGAGCAGCAGCTCAACGAGAATCTGGAAACGCTGGGCGCACAGGTGAGCACGGCGGCGGGCCTCGACGAGAAGCTGACCGCCCTGCGGGAAGCCTACGACCGGGAATGGAAGGCCGAGAAAAAACGGATGAAGCTGGCCCGGCAGGAGATGCTGGATGAGATAAAGCTGGAGCGGCAGCAGCTGCGCTCGCAGATCAACGACCTTTCCCGGCAGGTGGCCGGAGAGCAGCAGAGAGCCGACCGGGCGGAACGGCAGCTCATCTTCCAGGAGAACGACATTCTGGAATGGGAACAGGAGAACCAGCGGAAGGCCGAAGCCTGGCAGCAGGAACAGGCCAAGCGGAATGCCATTGCCATCGAGGCGGCGCGCCAGCAGCGGGACGAAGACATTGCCGTGGCCAAGGCGCTGGCCGAAAAGCGGGTGCAGAAAGCCCGGGACGCCCGGAAGGCGGACGAACTGAAACGGAGCATCCGGAACAATGCCGCCCAGCTCAACCAGATGGTGCTGCGACCGAAGCCCGGGAAATATGTGCAGAAGAGCCTCATCGTGCAGGCCGCTGAGGTGGCGAAGCTGGCAGACACGGCAGTGCTGAACAACAACGCCCTGACCAAGCTGACCGCCTTGCAGGACAGCATCCGGCGCAGTGGAGAGATGGACGCCGGCATCCACGCCGACTGGGAGAACAGCGGCGTGGAAAACCTCATCCAGACACTGCGGGACGACATGAACGCCAGCAAGCAGGCAAAGCTCGACCGGCTGCGGCAGCAGCTGGAAGAAGCCAAGGCCCTGCCGGACGGCGACAAGGCCGAACAGCTGCGGGACCGGCTGCGCCAGCGCATCCGGGAGACGGAGAACCGCACCTATCTGCCCATGACGGTAGATCAGCTGCGGATGCTGAAGGCCATTACGGCCAGCACACTGCACATCATCCGGACCGAGAACAAGACCCTGAGCCTTGCGAGGGCAGAAGAGGTGGACGGCATGGCCATGAAGGCCGCCCGCGAGGTGCTGAACTCGGAGGGCAACGGCTTCGGAGAGAAATTCGAAAAGGCGAAGGGCGCGATGAACCGCTACCAGCTGGACATGCTGGGCGGCACGAGAATGTTCCGGCGCCTGGGCGGCTACACCAAAAACGGCCAGATGGAGAAGCTGGGGCAGATGCTGAACGACGGCCAGCGGCGGCAGACGGAGATCCTGGTAGAAGGCGAAAGCCTGTTTGCCAACGTGACCGGCAAGGAACACCTGAAAGAGGTGGAAGCTTTTGCCGGGCCGGGGGCGGAGCTGGTGGACATCGGATTGAAGGACAGCAAGGGCAATGCCGTGCCGCTGAACCACGCACAGCTGTGCAGCCTGTACATGCTGCTGCGCAACGAGGACAGCCGCCACCACCTGATGACCGGTGGACTGACCCTGCCGGACGCTGCCCAGTACGCCAAGGGCAACATCGAGAGAGCCTACCAGCGCAGCCAGACCGTGATGCTGGGGACGCTGGTGAACGCCGATGGTGTCCCGATGGCCGACACCATTTTGCAGACGGTACAGGACGCCATGACGGACTATGACCGAAACTGGTGCAAGGACATGGAGGAATTTTTCGGGCGGTACACCACGAACCTCATCAACGAGACCAGCATGAAGCTGCTGGGCTACGACCGGGCCACCGTGAAGAACTACTACCCCATCGCGGTAGACCGGAGCACGCTGGCGACGGAGATCGAGGGCGTGAAGATGGATGCCACCATCGAGGGCAGGGGCTTTTTGAAGGAGCGCGTGAAGAGCGACAAGCCCATTTTGCTGGAAGAGTGCCAGAACGTGGTAAAGCGGAGCCTGCGGGACACGGCGGCCTATGCGGGCCTTGCGGCCCCCATCCGGGACGTGCAGCGGATACTGAACAGCACCGTGGAGACGGCAGAGGGCATCGGTGTGCTGAAGAATAAAATCATCAAAGATAAATGGGGCGCGGATGCAGTAAGCTACATCGACGAACTATTGACCGATTTGCAACAGGTGAAAAAGATAAGTCGTAAAACATTTCTGACACCTATGCTTACGGCTGGACGCGGCTTGTATGCGGGGGCTGTGTTGACTCTGAACCCGGGCGTGGCTATCGCGCAGGCAGCCAGCCTGCCCACGGCGGGCGCTGTGCTGGGAGCAGACACCATGGCGGCGGTACTGCCCTTCGTGAAGAATTTCTCGGGCAAACAGCGGGCCGCGCTGGAAGCAGAGATACGCCAGCACGGAGACGCCCTGCTGCAATACCGACTGCGGGGAACAAAGCAAGGCGAGCTCTCTTCTGTGGGCGCAAACATTGGACTCGTAAAAGAAACCATGAGTAAAATGCCTCATCTGACCGGCTGGATCACCGGCATGGACGAGATCACGGTGGCGGCGCTGTGGGAGGGCGCGAAGCGGTATGTGGAGCACCATACAGCAGAATTCAGCGAGGGTGCCGCGGAGAAGGGCAGCGAAGCCTACTGGGAAGCTGTGAACAAGATGTACCAGCGGGTCATCGAGGAAACACAGCCCAACTACACCGCCATGCAGCGGGCAGGCATCCAGCGCAATGACAGCGATGTTGTGCGAGGATTGACCATGTTTACCACCCAGCGCTTTCAGAACTACGGCATCCTGGCCGACGCCGTGGGCGACTACAAGGCTCAGAAGGCACGGTATGTCGCCGACCAGAGCGCCGAGAACAAAGCTGAGGTGCAGCGGGCCAAGCGGGACCTGGGGCGTGCGCTGTCGAGTCAAGCGGTGCAGACGGCTGTGTTTGCAGCAATGAAAATCATTTCGGATTTTCTTCTGCGGCGATGGGACAGAGAGCAGGACGAGAATGGTGATGTGACGGGTTGGAGTCTGTTAAAACGATATGGAGTTGTTTGTGTGCAAGCGGTAGCAGGATATGCAATGGGAGGCTCGGAAATATACAGCTTCGTTGACAATGTCATCCACGATACAGATTACGATGTCATCAGCATCTCGAATTTGGCCGGAGCGAACGATGCGGCAGAAGATGCAGCGAAGTTCAGTCATGAGCTGGCTAAGGATACGAGCGAAATGGATGAGGAGGAACTGGAAAAACATCACGGAAAGTTGAAAAAGTGTGCTCTTACAGTAATAAAAGACTCTGGAACATTGGTGGGATTGCCTGCACAGAACGCATTCAATCTGGCAACTGCGATTTGGGGCTGGGGCGAGAATATAGTTTATGGTGCGACCAAAGGCGAGTACGGAAAAGCTTTCTCAATAAACGGCCTCCCGGCTTCGGCCACCGGGCAGTACGACCGGCTGTACAACGCCATCCAGAGCGGGGACAGCGAGGAGGCTGCGGCGGCGATGAAGAAACTGGAACAGATGAACAAGACGGACAAGGTGGACGGCGAGCTGGCAAGGCGGCTGAAGCAGTACGACGCCGACGTGCTGGCGGCGGCCGAGGCCCGGAACGCCGGGAAGACTCGGGCCGAGGAAAAGGCCAGAAAGGCCGTATTTGAGAAGCTGCGGGAGGGGCTGGACGTCGCCCCTGTGACAGACAGGGCCAAGGGCAAAGCGGACGCGGCCCGGCGGGCGCAGCTCATCGACCTTGTGAACAAGGCGGTGGACGGCAAGGCAGACGAACTGCTGGCGGGCGGCAAGGACGGCAGCATATACGACGCGCTCCTGGACGAAGTGAAAAATGGCCGGGTGGAGGACGCGCAGGAGGAGCTTGACCGCCTGATGACCGCAGGCAAGGACAAGGGCAGCATCAAGAGTAAAATCACGGAGAGCGTGAAGGAAGAGTATCTGGCCGGAAGCGACCGGGACCGGGAGAAGCTGGAGAAGAAGCTGCTGGCCCTCGAGGACGCAGAGGGAAAGCCCCTGTACGAGGAAAAGGACTTTGCGCAGTGGGTAAGCGCTGCGGACAAGAAGGCCGAGAAGGCGAAGGACGAGAAGAACTGGTGGGAGGGGGTGAAATAAGATAAGAGCAGACGCTCTGGTAATGAACCAGGGCGCCTGCTCTTTTTGTTTGTATGAATAAGTCCGCAGTAGTTTTGCTGCGGGGGACGTGGTAGGCTTTTTATAGAGTGCTTGCTCTACTGAGAGCGGCAGCGGACCGGAAGGAACCCTCTCAGCTTTGCAGTCCGCCTGACGGCGGCGCTGCAAAGCAGCTCCCCTAGCGAGGGGAGCCTTTCTCAAAGGAAGGAGCTTCAAAGTGAAAGTAAGAGTAGTGAAGGACCATTTTTGCGGGACAGGCTGGCGGGCGGAGCCGGAGACGCTGTACCTGGGCGGCGTGGGCGCCGTATACGTGGAAAAGCTCGAATTCGAGCTGCCGGAAGAGTGGGACGGGCTGGCCGTGACGCTGCACATCGAGCAGGAGGGCGGGACTGTGCCGCAGCCGATGCTGCTGGATGGAAATAATACCGCTCCGGTGGACGGGCGTTTCACGACGGCGCGGCAGGGCCTCTGGATGCTGATGGCCACGGACGGCGAAGGCCGGCGCGAGATGACCATGCCCGGGAAATATGTGTGCTACCAGACGCTGGAAAACGGCGAGGGAACTGGCGCAGACGGACCGGCGATGCCGCTGCGGTATCAATATTTACAGCTGGTGCTTGAGCAGGAAGCCCGGGCAGCGCTGGAAGCACAGAGAGCCGCCCGATACCGGCAGTGGGTGGCCGACCGATGCGCTGCAAAGGAACACGCGCTGCTGCTTGAAGCGCTGAGCGGAATGCGTTACTCCGACGCCAGCGCATGGGACATGATAGCGCAGCTGAAGCAGCGCTGGAACAGCCCCCCGCCGGAGCAGGCAGAGCCGGTGGCCGTGGAGAGTATCCGGCTGGACAGCAAAGAGCTGAGCATAAAAGTGGGAGAGTCCTGCCCCCTGAAAGCCACGGTGCTGCCCGGAAGCGCACCTCAGACCGTGGAGTGGATGGCCGAACCGGAAGGCATCGTGCAGCTCCGGGAAAATACTCTGACCGCCGTGAAAGGCGGCACAGCGCTCCTGACGGCCATCGCAGGCGGAAAGCTGGCGCAGCGCAGAGTGCGGTCGGTGGCTGTATCGCTGGAAAAGCTGGCGTTGGACAAACCGTCCGTAAAGCTGAAACAGGGCGAGTCTGTGACTCTGACCGCGACTCTGACGCCGACCCAGTCCACCGTGACAGCGGTGAGCTGGACAACGAACAATGCGGCGCTGGCCGTGATGAAAGACCAGACGACCGCCGTAGAAAACGGAAGGGCCGTGAACACGCTGGCAGCCCTGAAGGACGGCAGCTGCATCATTACTGCTGCCGCCGGAGGAAAGAGCGCCGTGTGCAGCGTCACGGTGGAAAAGAATGGACAGAGCGGCGGGGATGAACCTGCCATCGTGATGTATGCGGTATCCAACCGGCTGAACGGGCTGAGCACGAGCCGGGCGGACGTGGTCGTCCAGAGCGGCAAGGCGTACACCGCGGCTCTGACGCTGAACGAGGGATACTGGCTCATATCCATCAAGGTAACGATGGGCGGCGAAGACGTGACAGCTACCGCATGGAACGAGAAAAAGATGACCGTCTCCATCCCCGATGTGACGGGCAACATCGTCATAACGGCAGAGGCGAAGCTCCCGATGCTGAAGGAACTGGCGGTGGGAGCGGTGAAAAAACTGGTGGAAAAGGACGGGACAGCGGCGGAAAAATTCGTGGTCATAGCGCAGGACTACGAGAAAGAGCTGAACGGCGAAGGCCGGACGCTCCTTGCCCGGCGGCACGGTATCACCGGGAAAAAATGGAACACGACATGGTGTACGTATGCCGACAGCCTGATTGACGTCTACCTGAACAGCGAATACCTGAAGGACGCCCCACAGGCGCTGAAAGACATTCTGACGGAGACGAAATTTTACTACACGCCCGGTTACTCCGGAAGTGGCAGCAACTATACAGGAAGCCACACGGTAACCACGCTGAGCCGGAAGGTCTTTTTGCCCTCGTGCTATGAGTTCGGATTCGAGTCATACGGATACACTTCGGCCAGCAGCCCGAAATACTACCACCTGGAAGGCTCGACCTTTGCCGATGCAAAGAAGCTTGCTCTGGCGCTGCTGGCGGCGGATGCCGAAACGGCGGGGAGCGTACCGAACACCGATTTCCATTTCTGCCTCTGGACCCGGACGCCGGTACTGAACGACTACGGCAGCGGCCTGACCGGAAGTGCACTGAAAGAGTATCTGTACAAGGGCGCTGAAGCGGTGTGGGCGCAGATGCTGACGGCACCGGATAAGCTGGACTGGGGCGGATACAAGGTGAACGAACCGGAAAACATGAGCTGGCCTGACCTTTACAGGTGCTGGACGCACCCCTGTTTTACACTGCCGGGAAATACCGTTATCGACGCAAAGGGAAATATTGTGGAGGTGAGAGAAGAATGAGCACGGATAATGCACTGGACGCCCTGACGGCGCGGATGCTGGAAGCCGTAAAGAACACCCGCGAAAGCGCGGACTCCGCTGCAGCCAGCGCCCAGCAGGCACAGAAGATGGCGGAGGGAGAGATGCAGGGAACGTCGCTGACTGGCGCAGAGAAAAAGCTGCTGGTGCAGATATTGCAGCGGGCGGCGAACAAGAACAGCGAGATGCAGCCTGCGGTGGATGAGCTGAAAAAGCTCTGGAAGGAGAGCTCCTGATGATAGAACGCAATATCTCCCTCGCCTCGACGGGTTCGGCGCGGACATCGGGCTGTGACAACCAGCTGCGTCTGGGCTACAGCAGGAACCGGGGGATATACCGGCTGAACATCACCCAGACCGGCGAGTGGGAGGGAATGACCATCCGGGCGCTCTGGCACACAGAGCGGGGAATGCTGTTTTCGTCGCTCGTGGAGGACGGAAAAATAGAAGTACCCGCCATCGTGACCTCTACACCCGGGTGCGGCAGGCTCGTCTTTGAGGGAAGCGACGGAACCCGCACCCTGACCAGCGCAGACATCAAGTACAGCGTGGCCATGAACAGCGGCACGATGGGGGACATCCCCGAACCGCCGGTGCCTGCATGGCAACAGCTGGTAGCCCTCGTGGAGCAGGCAAAGAACGAGGCGTGGCAGGCCGGAGAGGACGCCAGACAGAGCGCCGCAAAGGCCAATGAAGCATATGAAAACACCCTCGGCGCAAAAGACTCGGCGGTAACGGAGATACGCAAAGCCGAGACGGATGCACTGAACAATGTGGAGGCATCAGCCGGCCCGGCGGCGTCTGCAGCTGCGGATGCTGCCGCAGCAGGCGCAAAGGAAAAAACCGAAAAGGCCATCCAGGAGGTAAAGGACAATGTAGTAAAAGAAGTGAAAGATGCCGCAGCAGGGGCAGCCGCCCGCGCTGCCCAGTCGGCAACGGATGCGGCCAGCTCTGCCGCCGAGGCAAAGAAGACAGCCCAGGACATCCAGGGCTACTACGACGGCGTACAGAATCTCGTGACCGACACGCTGCGAGACTACACCGGCGGCTACTACCGCAGCTATGATTTGACCATTCCGGCGGCGGGCTGGAAAGAGATGGCCAAGTCCGTAGGACGGTACTGGTACAGCTGCGATGTGGCCATCGAGGGGTGCGACAGCTCTTACGTCCCGATGGGGAACCTGACGCTGGACACGGCCGGAGAGGTCGAAAAGGCAAACCTTGCGACGGTGCTTCAGACCGTGGAGGGCGGTGTGCGGTTCTACGCTGCCATCCCCCCGAAGGTGAACATCCGTGCCTTTGTAACGCTGTTTGCAAAGGGAACAGCATCGATGCAGCAGGCATCCGCTGAAGAAGTGCAGAGGATGCTTGACGAAATTTTTAATGGATAAAAGAAAGAGAGGAAAAAACACATGGCTAGTTATGATTTGACCCGTATCCCCGCGCTGCGCGACCTGCAGGAGCTGGGCCGCCGCCAGAAGAATGTGACGGACGGTCTCGGCCAGCGCGTATCTGCGCTGGAGACCAATGCTCCCACCAAGGTGAGCGACCTGACGAACGACAAGAAATATCAGACGGAGACGGAAGTCTCCGCCGCCATCAACAAAGCTGTCGCTGCGGCGGACCACCTGAAGCGCAAGATCGTCACCTCGACCGGGAACATCGACCTGAAGGCGGCAGACGCTGCACAGTACATCTACATGGTCCCGAAGGGTACTGCCGGTACCTCCGACAAGTACGACGAGTACATGGTCATCGACGGCGTGCTGGAAAAGATGGGCGACTGGAAAGTGGATCTGAGCGGCTATGTCAAGAAGGAAGCCGGCAAGGGTCTCTCGACCAACGACTACACCAGCGCGGACAAGCAGAAAGTGACCAACATGGAAAAGACCATGAACGCCCGCATCACTGCCAGCATGGCGACCGATACCGAAGTGAACGCGATGCTGGATGAACTGTTTGGCTCTTAAAGGAGGACAAGATGGGGATAACGCTTGCTCATCTGAAGGAAGCCGTGGACCGGCTGCTGGACAGGATCGCGCTGGTGGCTCAGACGGCCTCCAAGAGCATCGAAGAGATGGGAAAGACAAAGGCAGATAAGGTGAACATCATGTCTTTGACCATTCCGGCCAGCGGCTGGTCGAGCGACAGCACTGCGGGATGTCCGTATTATCTGGACATCCCGGTGTCCGGCCTGACGGCAAACGACTGTGTGGCCGTAGTGGTAGCACCGACCTGTGCAAAGACCGCCCTGACGGCAGGGCTCACATCGACCGAAAGCTTTGCAGGAAAACTGCGGCTGCGAGCGCAGCAGACGCCGACAGCTGCCATCACGGCAGTTTATTACATTGTGAAATAGGGGGGATGGACCTATGGCATGGGGTCCCATATCGGTCGGCGGCAGTGTGAGCGGTTACACGCTGCCGACAGCAACGGCCAGCGTCCTTGGCGGCGTGAAGACCGGCAGCAACATCACGAACTCCGGCGGCACCATCAGCATCACCAAAGCCAACGTGACGGCGGCCCTGGGCTATACGCCGCCCACGACCAACACCACTTACGGTGCCGCCACCCAGAGTGCAGCCGGCCTGATGAGCGCTGCCGACAAGAAAAAGCTGGACAATGTTGCCGCCGGCGCAAACGCCTATAGCCTGCCCACGGCAACGGCCAGCGTCCTCGGCGGCGTGAAGACCGGCAGCAACATCACGAACTCCGGCGGCACCATCAGCATCACCAAAGCCAACGTGACGGCGGCCCTGGGCTATACGCCGCCCACCGCCAACACCTGGCGCGGCGTGCAGGACAACCTGACCAGCACGGCCACCGACCAGAGTCTGAGCGCAAATCAGGGCAAGGTGCTGAAAGGCCTCGTGGATGGCAAGGCGAACGCCAGCCACACCCACAACTACGCCGGTTCCGGCTCTGCGGGCGGCACGGCCAACTCGGTCAACGGCCTGACCTTCGCCGCCCAGACCACCGACCCGGGGGCGGGAAGCGCATTGACCACCAACAAGGTGCTCATCGTGTACGTGTAAAGGAGGCCGGATATGGCAAAAGCAGTTTATGTGGGCGTCGGAAGCAAAGCCCGCAAGATGAAGAAAGCCTACATCGGCATCGGCGGCACGGCCCGCAAGGTCAAGAAGATGTACATCGGCGACAGCAGCGGCAAGGCGAGGCTGTGCTACAGTGCAGAGCTGAAAAAGGTTGGGATGGCTGCGGCGCTGAGCACTGCACGGCATGATATGCGGGCCGCGACCGTCGGCAAATACGCTTTGTTTGCAGGCGGATTAGGGACTAATCCCTTTTGGGGCGAAGACGCCAGCAGTTCCGTGGATGCCTACAATACCTCCCTTACGAAGAGCACACCGACAGAGCTGAGCTACAAACGGTGCGGTCATGCGGCGGCATCTGTCGGCGGCTATGCGCTGTTTGCTGGCGGCGCATCGTCATATAATTTTCTAGGTTATGGCAAACCCGTGAGCTCTGTGGATGCATACGATGCCTCTCTGACCCGCAGTGCCGCCCACATAATAGGCGCCACAGTCGCGATCGGAGGTGCAGCCGTCGGAAACTACGCGCTGTTCGCAGGTGGGACGGTCGACGGGATCATAACTAAAGATACCGTGACGAGCGATGTGCTGGCGTACGATTCCTCACTCACCTTCACGACAGCACCTTTGTTGAGTGTTGCACGAGCGGGTGTGAAAGGCGCAAGCGTAGGCAATTACGCACTGTTCGCTGGCGGAAGAGCCGGTAGTTTTTGTACGACAGTGGACGCCTACAATGCTTCGCTCACCCGCACCACCGCGACCGCTCTGAGCAGCGAGGAAAACAGATCCGCCGCTGCAACTGTCGGGAACCACGCAATATTTGTGGGCAGCACTGCCTCCGCAGACATCTACGATGCCTCCCTCACCAAAACGTCTGCCGCCATCCTGAGCACGGCGCGGACGGGTCTGGCTGCGACGACGGTCGGAGACTACGCCATCTTTTCAGGAGGTGGAGTGGCAGATTTCTGCGACGCATCTCTGACCCGGAGCAGCATCGGCACCAGCATGACGGGCTATGACATGGGTGCTGCGACCATCGGGGACTACGCTTTGTTCGCAGGCGGGCATTCCGGTGAAAAGAGTGACACCGCTTACGATTCCGTCGAAGTCTACACCGCATAAAAGAAAAGGAGAAATCAAAATGGCACGATACAAAATTTACGACAACAAATCTGACGTCATCACCCCGGTGGGCGAGAAGCTTACCGCTGAGCAGTGGCTGGACCGTTACCAGTGGGGCCGCTACACCAAGATGATCGTGGGCGGCGGCATCATCAACGGCAGCGTCGCACTGGTCTTCGACGATGAGGTGGAGCGTTACCGCAAGGCGGGCTGCGATTTCAGCGCCTGCGTCACCGACGAGGACTATCTGGCCGCCATCGAGGCCTTTGAGGATAACCCTCCCACGGCAGACACCGGCGTCTCCGACCAGACCCGCATTGCGGACGCTCTGGAAGACATGGTGGCGCTGAGCCTGCCGGACGCAGAATGAGAAAGGAGAACGAAGTTATGAGCAACAAGGAAAGACTGACCGAGCGCTGGACGCAGGGCCGCATCTCTGAGGCGATGCTGCGGGTGTATGTCCGCAAGGGCATCATCACCAAGGCGGATTTCGAGGAGATCTGCGGGAAGAAGTATTGAGTGGAGGGATAAGGATGTCGATTCGTGAATATTCCATGACCCGCGACTCCACCCGGCAGCTCTCGCCCAGCTTCCGCGTCCGCGAGTTCGCCTGCAAGGGCAGCGACGTCGTCCTCATCGACGACGAGCTGGTGGTGCTGCTACAGTGCATCCGGGAGCACTTCGGCAAACCGGTACATATCACCAGCGGCTACCGCACCGCTGCCCACAACGCCGCCGTGGGCGGCAGCAAGAGCAGCCAGCACCTGCTGGGCCGGGCGGCAGACTTCTACGTCGAAGGTGTGCCGGTGGCTACCGTTGCGGCCTACGCCGAGACCTTGCTTCCCGGGCGCGGCGGCATCGGGAGGTATCCGAAGGATGTAGCCCACCCCAAGCGCGTGACCGGCTGGGTACATATTGATACTCGGGCGGGCAAGAGCCGGTGGACCATGTAAAGGAGTGAAGAAAATGAAGGATAGCATTTGCACCGTCATCGGCCTCATCGGCGGGACCATTGCCGCCTTATTCGGCGGCTGGGACACTGCCCTGCAGACGCTGGTCATCTTTATGGCCATCGACTACATCACCGGTCTGGTGGTGGCAGGCGTGTTCCACGCCAGCCCCAAGACCAAGACCGGCGCGCTGGAAAGCAAGGCTGGCTGGAAGGGCCTCATCCGCAAGGGCGAGACGCTGCTCATCGTGCTGGTGGCCTGCCAGCTTGATGCTGTCATCGGCGGCAGCTTCGTCCGCGACGCGGCGATCATCGGCTTTTCGGCCAACGAGGCCATCTCCATCGTCGAAAATGCCGGCCTGATGGGTCTGCCTATCCCCGCAGCCATCACCAAGGCCATCGACATCCTCAAACAGCGGGCCGAGACGCCCGAGAAAGGCAAGAACTGATATGAAAAAGAAGATCTCCGCCGGTACTCTGACCCGCACTGCTGTGCTGGGCCTCGCCCTGACAAATCAGCTGCTCAGCGCAGCGGGCAAGCCTTTGCTGCCCATCGACAATGCCCAGCTCGAACAGATGATCTCCACCGGCTTCACCGTCGGTGCAGCACTGGCCGCATGGTGGAAGAATAACAGCTTCACCCAGGCCGCACTGGCAGGCGATGAGGAGTATGAGAGGGCGAAGAAGAGGGTGATGAAGTAAGATGCCCAGCGGAGCAGACGTGCATATTTGAGTAAAATTGGCGGATTGGGATTTTGAGCCGATTCCGCGGAGAAAAAGAGAATAATTCGGGACATCAAAAAAATCGACATGCAAGTCAAATGCAAGTCAAACAGTTTCTGCTTTAACGTATGTATGATAGAAATTTTGATATATTGACGTCCTCGTAATGAGCAGGTCGTCCGTTCGAATCGGATCAGTAGCTCCAAAGTAAAATCCCCGAAAAGTGGCTTCGTGCCTGGCTTTTCGGGGATTTTTGTTTGGCTGGGACGCCGAGCGTTCTCGATCTCACTCACTCTCAAATAATTCGCGAGGTGTTATATCGAGGATGTCGCAGAGTCCGAAAGCCACCTCTGCTTTGGGGAAGCTTACGCCGTTTTCATAATTGCTGACTGCACCCGTTGTAATGCCAAGCTTATCTGCAAGCTCCTGCTGCGTGAGCCCGGCACGCTTCCGGCCTTCACGGATGATAATGGAAGTGCGTGTGGGTTTGGACATATGTTTCACCTCGATCCAATCATAAAAAGAAAATACTCGAAATAGGAACTCATTATCAAGTTTATACCATTTTTATAGTGAAATGACAAGAATCCTCTCAATATGTGTTGCGCGGGC